AACGGACAAGCCTATGAAGAAAACATCTACATTGGAACAGAGGCAGGTCTCCGAGCAATGGGTGTAGGTAATATTGGAATTGGTCAATCTGCTAACGAAGGAAGTAACCTAGGGTTTTACAATACAGCAGTCGGTGTAAACGCATTACAAACTCAAAATGGTGGAGACTTCAATGTAGCTATTGGTAACGATGCTTTACAGCAACTAAACACAGCTACAAATAATACAGCTATTGGTAAAGCTGCAGGTTCTACAGTAGTAGGATTTAACAACACAACCAACCTAGGTCACAACTCTCAGGCACAAGGTGACAATGAAGTAGTGTTAGGTGACAATAATGTAACTACACTTAGATGTAACACACCTGTTATCTCAGGATTGTCCGATGCGAGAGATAAGAAAAATATTGAAGAGCTTCCTCTAGGCTTAGACTTTATATCTAAGCTCAAGCCATCTGCATGGGAATGGGATAGAAGAGATGGAACTATGGAAGGTAAAAAAGATTCAGGGTTCATTGCACAGGACATTGATTCTCTTTTAGAAGAGTGTTCAGCATCTGAATTGATTCCAAGTTTACTCGATAAAACAAATCCTGAAAAACTAGCTGTGGCTTATGGAGCTTTAGTTCCGGTTCTTGTAAAAGCAATACAAGAATTGAAAGCAGAAGTAGAAGCCTGTAAAGCAGGTAAATAAAATTTAATTAAATGGATATCAGGAAAATTTCCATTGGTCCTGACTATAAATCGGGAGCGATGCACTACATAGTTGGTCAAGCAGTTCTTAATAATAACTACACTATTCACCTTATTAAGTTTTATGAGGAGTCTGAATCTATAAAGATTTGGATTGAAAGTGATAATGGTGAGGTTTTGTGTTGGAAGGAGTTTACATCTATGATGCCTATATCAATTGAATACAATATAAACTTTTAATGAAATCTCCTTATTGTTTTATAGTTACCCCACTAAACAACACACGATACTCTAACACCACTAAAGTTGGTGATAAAGAATTAGTCCTCAACACTTCTGAAGAGGACTTTCGTTTTTCTGAGAGACAAGCAGTTGTACAAGAAACTCCATTAGGGTATGATGGTCCAATTGAAGTTGGAGACAAGTTGATTGTTCATCACAATGTCTTTAAGTTTTACAACGACATGAAGGGTAGAAGGCAAAGTGGTAAAAGCTTTCTAAAAGACAACACCTTTCTTGTGGATGAAGAACAATACTTTGCTTACAAAAAAGAAGGGGAAGATTGGAGAGCAGTTGACCGGTATTGTTTTGTGAGTCCACTACCTAAAGAAGATACATATATATATAAGCCTTTCACTTATGAGCCTTTGATGGGAACAATGGTAATTCCAAACAAAGCTCTTTTAAAAGAGGGAGTCACTAAGGGTAAGAAGGTTACATTTAAACCTGATAGTGAATATGAATTTATAGTGGATGGTAAATTAATGTATAGACAGTTCGACCATAAAATTGTAGCTACCCTATGAATTCAAAAGAAACTAAATTAAAAATAATTGCTGCAGGTCATCAGGCAGTAGAGCAACTGATAAAGGTTGCCAAGGAAAAAATTATTAAACCTGACCCTGAAGATGACTTGGCTGCTGATAGATTAAAGAATGCAGCAGCGACAAAGAAACTAGCCATCTTTGATGCCTTTGAAATATTGAATAGAATAGAGGCAGAAAAGGAAGCGTTAGAAGGAAGTAACATAAATAGTAAGACAGATACAAAACAAGGATTTGCTGAAAGAAGGTCTAAATAAAACGCTGTACAGAGTTGTACAAGATGTTGTACCAAAAAGTGTAATATCAAACAAGAACCGAAATAGGTCTTGGAAGTATGGTTATGACCAAAAATATGGGATAGTTATTATCTCTAAGACAGGGCAAATTGAAGAGATAATTGAAGTATCAGGACTCCTTATTGCTTTACCCAAACCTCCTGAAGATGTATACAAAAGAAGTGATAGTGTAAAGAATCAATACTTTGAAAGACATGAACTTCCTAAACCTTTAAGTAAAATCCAATCTATTTTTCAATGGAATGAAATGCCTTCTCAGTTTAAGAACCGATGGGTAGACTACATTGAAAAAGAATTTGATTACCGAGAAGATGGTTATTGGTTTTACAACAAAGGCAAAAAGACTTACATCACCGGAGCTCATTACATGTATTTGCAATGGACAAGTATAGATGTAGGATACCCGGATTACCGAGAAGCAAATAGATTGTTATATATATTTTGGGAAGCTTGTATGGCTGACTCCCGAAGCTTTGGTATGATTTACTTGAAGATTAGGCGTTCAGGTTTTTCATTTATGAGCTCATCAGAATGTGTTAACAGAGCGACTCTAGCAAAAGATGCACGAATCGGAGTGTTATCTAAAACCGGTTCTGATGCTAAGAAAATGTTTACAGATAAGGTTGTTCCTATTAATAGTAGGTTACCCTTCTTTTTTAAGCCTATCATGGATGGTATGGATAAGCCGAAAACTGAATTAGCTTATCGAGTTCCTGCTTCTAAGATTACAAAAAAGAATATGTATGAAATAGAAGAGGATTCTATTGAAGGTTTGGATACAACTATAGATTGGAAAAATACTGACGATAACTCTTATGATGGGGAAAAGCTTTTGCTTCTAGTCCATGATGAGAGTGGTAAGTGGCTAAAGCCAAACAACATATTAAATAATTGGCGAGTAACTAAGACCTGTCTAAGATTAGGAAGTAAAATTATTGGTAAATGCATGATGGGTTCAACATCTAATGCTTTAGAAAAAGGTGGAGATAATTTCAAAAAGCTTTTTTATCAATCCAATGTTTTAGACAGAAACGCTAATGGGCAAACTAAAAGTGGATTATACTCTTTGTTTATTCCCATGGAATGGAACATGGAAGGTTTTATTGATAGGTATGGTATGCCTGTTCTCAATACCCCTCCAACAGAAGTGTTGGGTATTGACAATGAAATGATTCATCAAGGAGCTATTGAGTATTGGGAAAACGAAGTTGATTCATTAAAGAACGACCATGATGCATTGAATGAATATTATAGACAGTTTCCAAGAACTGAGTCTCATGCTTTCCGGGATGAAAGTAAATCTTCTTTGTTTAATCTAACAAGAATCTACCAACAGATAGATTACAATGATAGTATGATTCAAGACCACCATTTAACTAGAGGTAGTTTTAGATGGAAAGATGGAATAAAAGATACTACAGTAGAATGGTATCCTGATAGCCGAGGAAGATTTCTAGTTTCATGGACTCCAAAAGCAGGATTGCAAAACAGGATTATAAAAAAGGGAAGTGTTAGCTATCCGGGCAATGAGCATCTTGGAGCTTTTGGATGTGATAGCTATGATATCTCAGGTACTGTTGGAGGAGGAGGTTCTAATGGAGCTTTACATGGTCTTTCTAAATTCAGTATTGAAGACTGTCCTGATAATCAGTTTTTTTTAGAATATGTAGCTAGACCACAAACAGCAGAAATATTTTTTGAAGAAGTATTGATGGCATGTGTGTTTTATGGTATGCCAATCTTGGTGGAGAATAATAAACCTAGATTATTGTATCATTTTAAAAACAGAGGGTACAGAGGATTTTGTATAAACAGACCCGACAAACATTATTCAAAACTATCTAAAACAGAAAAAGAATTAGGAGGTATTCCTAACACAAGCGAAGCTGTCAAACAAGCTCATGCTTCAGCTATAGAATCTTATATAGAAAAACATATAGGCATCAACTTTGAGGAGGAAGATGGAATGGGTTATATGCCTTTCAATAGAACATTAATGGATTGGGCACGATTTGATATTAGCAATCGTACTCGATTTGATGCAACAATTAGTTCCGGTTTAGCGATTATGGCTTGTCAAAAGCATCTATATCAGCCTGAAAAGAAAGAGTCAAGAATTATGATTAACTTTGCAAGGTATACTAATACGGGAACGCAAAGCGAAATTATTAGATGAAAGATGTAAAGATAAATATTACATCTGCAGGATTTCCAAGTCAATTTGTATCCGATGCAGAAAAGGCTACAGAAGAATTTGGTCTACAGATAGGTCAAGCTATTCAGTATGAATGGTTCAAAAAAGATGGAAATCAATGCAGGTATTATAGCCAATGGAGAGACTTTCACAGACTCCGTTTATATGCTAGAGGAGAACAATCAATTAAAAAATATAAAGATGAGTTAGCTATTGATGGTGATTTATCTTATCTAAATTTAGATTGGACTCCCGTTCCGATTATTCCCAAGTTTGTAGATATTGTTGTTAATGGAATGGCAGATAGAATGTTTAAGGTTAAGGCATATGCACAAGATGCTATGTCTCAAGCCAAGCGTTCTAAATACCAAGATATGATTGAAGGTCAAATGGTT